GATTCTGATAATCCGAACTCGATGGACAGATTCAGAATAAATTCGTGATTCCTTTGGATTTCTTGCGAGTCGTTCCAGTAAATTTTAACTTCTTGCGACTGAGTGGCCACGAAACTGTCAACTGCGGACAACAAACCGGCTTCAAGTAGAGCAAGACGTGCTTGTCTTCTGGTTACACTGGCCGGAACAAGCTGAGACCTCACAAATGCCGCGTGCTCAGGGAGCAATTCTGCTTGTTTGACGAGCTGATTTCCTTCGCGGACCATCTTACCGAGTTCAATATCTTCCGGAAGATCGCCGTCAGCACGGGTATCCCATTTCACCAGAGATTCGTCGAAGTACCAGCCGCTATCATCGATTTCTATTAGCTTTTGTTCGCCGGTAGGCGCATTAACAAGTAGCTTAGCCATTGCTTATTTTCCTCACAGATAAAAGCACGTAATCCACGCCGTTATAATAATTACCGTTATTCATGAGCCGTATCACATCACCCGCAGCCCCGTAGAATGTGCGAGTTAGCGCGGTAACGCTGACGCTTTCTGGTGCCGTTAAACATAGAGTGCCAGCATTGAGAGCAGTAGAAATGCCGGTCGTGATATTTTTACCAATACCCCAATATGGCGACGCTGGCGCGCCTCCTGTGTAGTGATCTTGTGCATATACCTCGTATATACCCGCTTCCGGTAACGTGATTGACGTGCCATTAGTTGCGCTGTGCGTCACTGTCGCTCCAAGCGAGTTAACTACTGTCGTTGTCATCAACCTAACGGTAGTCAACGTGGATCCGCTACCATTTCCGGTACTGCAAGTACACACCAGATCCCCGACCTCATCAGCTGTAGGCGATTGAGCAATCACCCAATCCGCATATGTTCCAGAACCGTTCTTTGTTCGCGGATAGAAAACCAGGGCGCCGGTACCGGAATCATAGGAAATCAAGTCACCTAGCATCCATATGGTAGGGTCGAGCTTATAAGCCACTTTTATGGTCATGGCTTCGTTGTATGACTTCCCGGTTTGCGTAGTCAGCGACTTATTTGCACCACTCCCAACCGTTAAACTGGTCACGCTGGTTGCGTTGGTGGCGTTGAAATTGAACGCGGCGATAACAGCCTGCAGCTCATCCCAAAATGTACCGAGAAACCACGTTATGAATGGATCGACTAACGCTGAAAACGTTAATCGAACGCCGCGCTGTGGCTTTTCTCCGCTGAATGGCGTCATGTTAGATCATCCCTTTTACTGAAATATTGAGTACATTTTCTGAATAGTTTTCCGCCGACATTTCGCCGCTTATCAGCCCGAAAGTACGCAGCCATGCATAATTGTCCAAATTGGTCGCAACAACCACGGTTGGCACGTCAAGTACGCTTGTAACGACATCGATCACTGAATTTGCCTGAATGGGATCGACTATCACGCTGTATTTCGCGTCACGCGCTTTTCTACGCCGCACGATAGTGCTATTACCAAAGTCATCTTCTTTGATTGAGCTGTATGTTTTTGGTGTGGCCGATGCGTTGTACTGAGTAATACCGAGCGGACGTAAATCACCAACCTGAAACATTCCGCACTCCACATTGCCTGCCGCGATCGTCAACGTGAATGTGATTTCCCCGTTGTAGTAAGGCGGCAGGTCATTAATGACCAGGTCAGGCTGCTGAACGAATGGAGAGAAGAAATATTCATACCAGTCAGGCGGGTATGAATTCTCAAGCTGTATGGTGTTGGAATAAACAACCGTCCCGCCCGGCGCATCCTTCATGGTTATGGTTGCTGAGTCAGCGATCAGCCCGCCAGCATAGAGCGCATTCACAAAACCGGGCCGCAGCACAATGGTCAACGAAGTGGCGGCAACCGTGGCGGAAGTGTTCTCGTTGTCAAACATCTTGTGCGCATTGGTTGCTGACACATCGATCCACCAGACCGTCGAACCGGTGCGATTGTTGATGTCGGTTGGATCGTGATTGAGGTTGCTACCAGCGACACTCTCATAGATGCGATGATTTTTGATGCATCGATCGCCCAGCGCATAAGTTGTGCCACCGCTCCACGCCGCGTAATCGGTTTCTGCTACGGTCGTCGAATACAGCACGGAATCGGTTATTTCAACCGGGATCATTACGCTTAGAGTGGATTCGTTTGTGTCAGCCATTTATGCGGCCTCCGTCAACATAGCGGTTCCACCGGCAGAAACATCATCAATCAGCGTTGCGGTTTTTTCTGTATGTTTAGCTATTGCAGCAAGCGCTTTCCCAAGCTCTTCACGCATTTGCGCGATTTCTGATGTGATTCTGTCTTGCTGCCCCGGCGTTAATACTTGCTCATCCTTGTGGATGATCGCCATCCCGGTACGCGGCACGTATCCACCGACATCGAAACTTGCTGCATCAGAGAACATTTGCGCGGCATTGCGAAGACTTGCTTGAAGCATCAGCTTTTCAAAATTAAATTGATCAAGCTCTTTATTTTTTGCGGAAACCTGTGTCGCAATAGAGTTTTGCAGGCTGGATATTGCGGCCACGTTTTTTGCCTTGGCGCGCTGAAAATCGATCACGTTACTGAACTCGCCGGTCCCCATATCGCTCAGTGTTGATAAAGCAGTTTGCAGGCGAGGATCGTTCGCATTCCCTCCGGAAACAATATTTCTGGCTTCCGTTACTGACAGCGGGTTGATCTGATTCACGGTACCCATCAATTGCTTGGCGATTCCTTCTAGTTCCGCAATGGCACTTGATGTTTGTTGGATACTATTGTTCAGGCGTTGACCGTATTCTGTGCGGTCGGCATCGGCAATATTAAGTTCTCTCGATACCGCGGCCAGACCGGTAGCAGCTTCAGGTGCAGCCTGGCTTATTTTTTCGAGATAAGTGAATACGCTATTTATCGCATCTTGGTTTTTAAGCAAAAATAGCAATTGATCTTGATTTAGGTTGCCTGATTGAACTGCGCTGACATATTGCGCGCGGTTGTTTATGCCGCTCAATCCCAATTGGTTACGCTGCGAAACAAGCGATTCGATTACCGGCTTCATCAGCTGATCGTCAGTCAGGAAGTTTCGCGCGAACCCGGAAACCATGGCGCCGAATGCATCAGCTCCGCCAGCTTTATCCAAGAATGCCGTGCGATCACTAAAACCAAATTGATTGATAAGCGCTTTTGACTGCTCTGCTGTCTTGTTAAACAATAACTGTGATGCGCTCGTCAATACGGTCAACTCGCCGCTCAATCGCGATAATGTTTGCGCCGAAGATTCCCCGACCTTGCGGAATTCATCCACATTCGGAATCAAGTTTTTGGCCAGGCTGTCATTGAATCCGGAAAGCATTTCCGTGATTGCTTCTGCCGTGACCGTCTTGCCTTTTTCAGATTTGATCTGGATTTTCTGCGTGTAGTTATCAACCAGATCGGTACTAAGCCCAAGGTTTTCAGCGAACGAATGCGTTGATTTGTAGAATCCGGTTATGGCCGAATCAAATGTTTTTTGCTGATCGTCGCTGAGTTCCTGCGCAACAGATTTGTGTTTATTTCCAACCAGCAGACCGCCTTTAGCTCTAAATACATTAGTTAAATCTCCATCGAAACCGGATGAACTGATATCGCCTTGCAGAGATTGCTGCCGGAATTTCATGGGGCCATGCCCGAACAGACCGGCAAGGAATCCACCGATAACCGGTATCATTTCTGCCCCGCCGAGCGTCTTATTGCCACCGAATAACCGGCCGGCAATATCGATCGCTATTAGCGGTCCGGCTACTGCCGCCATTGATGCACCCAAGCCAGCCGAAACTCCAAACTCAGCACCAGTTCCTAGCGCTGTCCCAGCGCCGCCGAGAAAATTCAACCCACCGGCGCCAAATACTCCAGCCGATGCAGCGCCGCTTGCACCAGCTCCGAACGAAGTAAATCCTAGAGCGTTGGCTCCAGTGCTTAATAATGACGCACCACCGCCGCGAATAAGGTTGAATGCGCTTGATCCAAAGCTTGCCACATTACTTAATATCGATCCTCCGGCACTCGCGGTTCCTGTCGCGGACGTGCCGCCAATTCCGAGCAAGCCATTCAATCCGATCGCGTTTGCAATCCGCGAGGCAGCCACTTCAGCAACCATCCTACGGATTGCATTCAGGAAGCTTGTGAGCATTCCCTTCACGCCATCTTGAAATGGATCAAATAAGAAATTGGCAAATGAGGTCTGGATATTGCGCGCGGCCTGGATCGTATACTGATTCAAGGCGTCAAATGTTTCGTTTCCTGTTTTTTTGACCCCAAGAAGCTCATCATTCGCTTTTTTGAGCGCGCGGTTATATGTTTCCTGGCTAATTGCAGCGCCGTTGGTCAGATTTTTCAGCCGGTTGAGTTCTTCGACGGTATCGGAGAATTTCTCCTGATCTGTCTTAACACTTTCGGTTACCTGCTTGTATTTATTCAGGTCGGAAGTGATTTGATTAACCTGAATGCTTTGCAGGTTTAATCTTTTGTTTTCCGCTTCCAGGGCATCGATTAACGGTGACGCAGCTTTGGTTGCGCCAAGCTTTGCCGCTTCCATTCGCTTGATTGCGAATTCGTTCAGCCCGATAGAATCAACTTCGGTTTGCAATGCCTGAATGAACCGGTTGCGAGCGTCGATGTCTTTCTTGGCTTCTTCGGTGTTTTTCCCTAGTTCAACGCTGTTTGATTTTAGAGATAGAGTTTCTCTATCTGTCGCTTTCGTGAGCAGATCACGCTCAACGATCTGAGATTCAACCAGATCGCGCATTTTGGACATGCTGCCGATTGCCGCATCAAAGTCTTTGTTGAAATCGCCCTGAATGCGCGCCGCTGTGCCAAAATCGAATTTTGATACTGCAACCGCTTGCGCAGCCATTGCTCCGATGGCCTTGCCGGTGATATCAAATACGATACCAACAGATCGGACGGAATCCGCGGCAAATGCGGCAATGCGTGCGATGGAATCACCCCACGCTTTTAGTTGTCCAGTTTGGGTGAAGTTCTCAACGTTGGAGTCGGCTTCTTTCAGCGCATTAGTGTATGCAGTTACTGCAAATATTGAAGTTTGATCGAATAACCCGCCGATCTTGACCTTGAGGTCTTCTGCGATCCGTTGAGTAGAGCGCATTTGCTTTCCGGCATTTGCCATCGCGCCTTCGTACACGCCGGAAATTTTTGACGCTTCACCCAGCACCACATTCAGACGCGCCTGGAGTTTTTGCTGTTCGGTTAAGGCGTTTTGAGTTACGCCGATTTCTTTGGCAAGCTTCGAGTAAGATTGCTCAAAACTCACATTAATACCAATACCCCGCAACACCTCGACTTGCGCAGAAGTAATGCCGAATACGAGACGATCCAGAGCTTCCGATGAATTGATTTGACCGATAACTGCGGCGTCCTGCGCGAGTCTTGCCAATTCGGTTGCTTTGGATAGATCGATCTGAGATTGAATCATCCGAGTGACGATCTGGCGCGATTCAATCATGGAAATGCCCTGCTTACGCACGGATTCCGTTGTGGCGTCAACCTCACTCCGGGCTAACCCGGCGTTGCGGCCGACAACATCAAGAACAATTCCGAGTTCGTTGTAGCGCTGCGACAACGTAGCGGCTTCGTTGATTAAAGAAGTGAGCTTTAATGTTGCGAGAATTCCACCGATGGCTTTCAATGAACCAAAGAAAACATCAGCCGCACGCGCACCGCTTCCAAGAGAAGCATTAAGATTGTTGACGGGCTGAACCCCGCGCTGCGCGCTATCGGCAATGTCATCAAGAGAGCGTTTGACGGTTCTGCCGCCGCTCTCATTGATTACTATGTCAACTTTTTCGGTGATATCGCCCATTTGCGTGCTTTATTTCTCGAGTACGGAAACGCCTGATTCGGTTGAAACGCCGTCAGCTATTGCTTGCTGAATAAATCCAGGGCTTGCTTGTGGCGAATGCCCTCTATTCAGATCATCGATGTACGGTATGTTGATGTTGATATGAATTTCTTCACCAAGCTGCCGATCCTTCAACGCAGATTCGGCTTGATCGATTGCGGCCTGCATGTTGGCACCGGCAGTGCTTCCCTTTGTTCCGGGGACATAGGCTTGCGTCGTTTCTGAAAAGGATGCTTCACCGACTGTCACAACCACGGATGAGCGTGCGCGTCCGGTATCCACAGGCATGGCTTTAACGATTAAAGTATCGATTGCCAACGCAACACTTCGCGTTTTCTTGTTAAGGTTCACTGAAATCGTGTCCCTATGACCGCGAAGCCGCTTTGCCAGATCATCCAGTCCGCCAGGCATCTCTATTTCCTTTTGTTCATAGATGAATACCATTCGATATAGGAAGCATCCAATACATTGATGTGGTATTCCATATCCTCGCGCTGCTCCTCATCGGTTATGCCGGTTCTGTCGCAATATTCCTGAATTTGAAACCAGGAAATCTGCCCTACCCCGCCGAAGCCTATTTGTCTACACGTACTGAGGCGGTCGAATGCCTCAATATAAATTCTCAATCCTGGCAACAAAACCGGGGCGTTCTTTATTGCCTTTGGTAATTCGGCGCCATCCTGCACGCACTGCTTGATGATTGTTTTCTCGGTTTTGCCCTGCTTTAACTGATAAAGCAGGACATCCGTTAGTTTTTTGCGTCTGCTTCTTTATCTGCCGCCCGGAACAACCGCATTTTGTTTGACTGGATTTGGATATCAGCAAACAGATCTGGCAACGCGGCAAACGTATTAATCACGTTTTCTTCGGTGTATGGCAAAATGGAGCCATCAGGCGCTTCAATGCCCTGCTTCCATTTTTCCTTGTCATCCTTGACTTCCCAGTTCAGCACCACAGCTTTCGCGTAGAGCTGTCGGCTGATTTCGCGCTCTTTCTCCACCGGAAGAATTTCCTGCTCGATCAAGCGGCGAACAGGCTTTGTCAGGATTTCGTGAGTGCGCACAAATTTATGGTTCGCGCTACCGGCGCGTGCCACGGTCACTCGGAATTGACCGTAATCCAGCACAATCCCTTTTTTCTCAAGTTCTCTGTCGGTTAAAAATTGTTTGTACATGCCGCTCATAAGTAAATGTCCTATTAAGTGATAAAAGTCATGAATCCAAATTAAAGCCAAAGCTTGTTTTTAAACTTTCGCTACATCAGGCAAGTAATCAAAAAACATGATTGCCGCCGTGTAATCCATACTGGTTGAGATACTTGCCGCGGTTGCTGCATCCATCGACAAAGGCAGTTTCACAGCCTCATCCAGCTTGATATCCGGATTGCCGCCACCGAGCGATATCAATGGCAGATCAATAACAACCCCCGCATTGTTTTTTACAATCACCACATCGATTGTCACGTCAGAGTTATTGCGTATCGCGGCGATTGCCGAAACGTCGGTGAAATAAGCTGTCATGCTGCCGCTCACAGCAAACGTACCGGCAGAAATATCGAACGATCCCAAAACACCCACAGCCTTCGATTGCTTGAGGTTATTGTTGATTTCGAGCTTCAAGTCGGTCAGATAAGCGAACATTGGTGACGGCGCTTCGTCGCTTGAGGACACAAGTGACATTTTCATGCGCTTTATGTCGGAACTTGTGTTGTACGCATCGGCTGATACAAGCGTTGGTCTATCACCGCTTTTCAATCCAGTGGGACCGTCAACCGTTTGCGCATCGGTAGCCATGAAAGACATGCTTGATGTGATCTTCGTGGCGGTCCCAATATCCAGGCTGAATTGGTTCGGGATGGCTCCGATAACGTACATGCCTTGAATCTGTGACGGGCTGCCGGTATCTGGCGCACCAAGGCTTACTTCTGGCTGGTACGTTTTACGAACGATGCTGGCGCCGGTTTCATTTTGCAGTTTGCGTCCGAACCAGATTCGGATAGTTTTACCTGATCCGTTGTCCGTAACCATCGCTGAGGCCGATTTGTCGAATTCAATAGCGTTTGCGGCGATTGACCGCACTCGCTTCCAGCCGTTATTTGCCGCAGTTGCGAAGTTATTCCCAGCAGCATCACCGCCGAAATACACCCACTCGCCAACAGATAGACCGAGCTGCGTCAAATCCTTTGTGGAGGTAACAAGCTTCGGCAGCGTGCCGGATGCATCAATCGTGGCATCTGCTGATCCAAATTGAAAACCTACAACAACAAGCTTGCTATCCGTTGGCGGCGATGCTTCTGCGGTGAGTGTTTCTGCCACTGCAATCGAGGTATTGAGAGTCACCGTAGTGATACGATGAAGGCCGCTATTCCCGGTATTGGTGAATCCCGATCCATAAACCAACGAGCCAACATATAACCCCGTAGTGCTTGCCAACTCATAGGTGTCATCACCGGCATTCACTGTCACCGATGGAATATCGGTTCGCTCCGCCTTGGTGCGGTAATTTGCGAAGAAAACACCCTGCAGGATGTTCTGGTGACTGGTTTGGGTGAAGTCAGAACTAAATCCGAAATCGGCCTCAAGATCAACAACAACGCCTTTTTTACGTTGCCGTCCATCCGTGATCGGATTTCGTACCAGTGTCGATATTTTCGCGCCCAGCGCAGAATAATCGTTCGGCTCATACTGATTCCAGATCGGAGTACCCGGCAACACACCAATCGAGCTTTCGTCAGCAATCCGCAGCCCGGTAATATTGCTGTCGATCTTATTAACATTCGTTGTCATTTAGCACCTCCGTCATTAAACAATTTCGTCGTATTCAAACTCTGCGGTTACCGTTACCAGGAACCAATTACCGTGAATCCCGCTTTCCTTGATCTGGATTGCTCTGAACCGCACGCTGTCGATGGCCTTGCCGAGAAAGGCCAATTCAACGATCCTGGCAAGCGTGTACGCTGCTTGTGTGCCTTCGCCGCTTGGCGTATAAATTTCACAAACAAGCTGGCCTTTTCGCTCCCAAATTCTTTTTCCATCCACGCCCGGCAGAGAAACCTGCCGCCCGGTTTTATGTGCAATCCGGACAAATGCCCATGGATTGCCTTGTTTCATTGGCTCCGTGTCAGGCTTCTTGTTTGGCCAAACGACCGGATAAGTTGAGTTAACCGCCCAAGCCGTATTGAATGCGCCGTACACCGTATCAGTGGCTTGCTGTTGCGTAGGCATCAGCTGTTCACTCCGATGTAGTAAAGCAGCGTCAAATCAGCCGGTTTAATCTTCTCGATAAAAGTTATCTTGAATTCCTGCTCGCCATCTGTGACAAGCTGGTATTGGTCAAGCCCTTCCGGGTTTATGTCACCTGGCTCGACGATGTAAACGCTTTTTGCCTCCCCGTATAATTCAATGGCCTCAGAACGCATGCCTAGACTGCCAGCGGAACTAATTGGCACATTTACTGCATAAACGCTAACAGAGTCTGTTTTCCACTGATTCCTTGGGTTATTTGTTGGCAGCCATGGTTTGTTGGCGTCTGCGCTATCTGGATCAAGGCTTGATAGCGTTATCTGCCGACCTTTGGCGCGGATTTTTTCTTTTACCTTGGAAAGTCTGGCGGCGTAGTCCATTACACGTACACCCGCGTTATTCCGGAACCAAGAATGAAGCACGCCATAAGCGCATCAGCTTTTGGATATGGTCTTTTTGTCAGGTATCCGGATTGGTATTTTTTGGTTTCTTTGATCGGCCCGGTTTCGTCCGATTCTTCAATAACAACTTTCCCGCTGCTTTCGATTGTCGGGTTTGGCATTAATGATTGACTGAGCGATATCAACGCATACTCAGCCGTTGCGCGCTCAAGCCGTTGCGGAATACCGGTTAATGCCCTGCCCTCGTTGTCATAAACATTCAGTCGCGGGAACAGAAGCGCTTGAGTGTCAGGAAATTCCAGCGAACCTTTCAGCAAATCCCCCCAGCGGATATCAATGTATTCGGTAGCCGCGATCAAAGCCGCTTCTTTCGCCGAATTTGCACCGGTCCATGCAGCGACACTTCTTGCCGTGAAGTAGGCATCGGCATCAGCAAGACTCAAATATGACTGAGCATTGCTTTTGCCGGTACCGTCTTCTGTGACAATTGCCATTTATCACGCGCCCAGTGCGTTAATTACACATTAACCGTGGTTTTTGCCGGTTGCACTGCTCGCGGATCGACCTTGCGTGCGGCCGGTCTTTGATCAATTGGCGCCCGGGTATCAAGCTGCCTAATCAATTCCAGCGCATTCGTGCCATCGCCAAGCAACTGATTGCGTCTAGCAACCTTCTCAGCACGCTTGCGCGCCTCACGCTGCAAGTAATACTGAATGTCAGAGATTGGGCCGCCATTCTCAGATTTGCTTTTTTCGATAA